ATGTGATTGCAAAATCGTTTATATCGGTTGGCTTTATATTCAACCATAATGTCGTTCCGTTGGTGTCGCTAACACCTGATGCGCTTCCAAACGTATCAACAGTTTTTACCTCAAAATATATCAATGCCTCGGCGGTGTGAGCGGTTACCTCGGCTTCTGTCAAAAACCTAAAAAAACTACAATTATCATAATTCTCCCAAGCAGACCAACTATCAGCCTCGACCTTGTGCCGAACGCTATAATAATCCCAATCATGCTCTGTATTTGGTAGCCATGTAAATTTAATGCCTTCCATCCAAGGACTTGCCGTTAAGCCAGACGGAGCCGCCGGAGCAGGATTCGTTATTGTGATTTCGGCTAAACCGCTTGCATTGCCAAAAGTATCGTAAGTTCTTACTCTGAATATTAATATATTTACTGGCGTTCCGCTTCCATCATCAGTATTCATATCATAAGAATAGGTATAATGATTTTGTTGTATCTTTCCAGTCCGTCTTGTCGTTATACCACCGTTTGATAATACTTGAACTTCATAATAATCTCTATCAATATCAGTGTTAATATCCCATGTAATGTTTGCATCAAGCCCAGCCCATACACTTGTGCTATTTGTCCCCTCAATTTTCAAGTTTGTGGTCGTAGCCGGGGCTGGGTTTGTAACCGCTAATGTAGCTGGATTCTTTGATTTCTTATTTGCGGCTTCATTAAAGCCCCATACTTTTATAGTGAACGAGTTTGAGGCAGTCCCATTATCAGCCAAATTCTTTTCAAAAGTATACACATAGGCGTTGTCAGCTATAATTTCTTTACGAACCTGAACTCCGCCAACGTGTATCTCAACCCAATATTTATAATAAACGTCATCGTACCATTCGCCTGCCCCAAGAGTTTCTTGCCCTGCTGGTAAATGCCCTGCACCAGAAGTTAAGCTTCCTTTACGCCATACAAACTTAGCATCTTTTTTAGTGAACTCAGTTGCATTAAGGGTTGCTTCTCCATCCAATCTTAACCCGTTTATATCAGGCGGTATAAAATTCACATCGGTAATAGTAATATTGTCTGAAACCGGAGAAAGATTAGCCAAGCCAAGCCTGTTATATGCTATCACTTTCACATAATATATTTGGCCAGGTTTTGTACCAAGAACTTCTATATTACTGTTTACTGTAATTCCAGTTTGATACGGCCACCACTTTTCGTTATCCATACTTAAATGTACATCGGCATAACTGAACGCTGTGTCTGCTTGCGGAATATTAAAAGAGATATAAAAACCAGGTTTATTTGACATCTCAGATAAATCTAAATCAGTTACATTATCAGGTGAAGCAGCTGGATTCGGAAGTGTTGTATATTTTGGGTCGGGTAAAGATACGCCCGTAGTGTCTAAATATTTGTTTGCGCTTTCTTCTGCTAATATCAGGCTGCATTTATTGTGGTCTTTTAATGTCATTGTCTTGACTTTAAAAGGCTTACTGTCAACACCTGTTGCGCCATAGGAGAATACTGAATCTACAATAGGCGTAGAAGTGAAAGTTCCTGAGATATTTATTGTTCGGTTATTATTTGAAACAGATGTAACCGTTTTAGTTTCCAGCGTACCGTCAGATAATCTTACACGAATAGTATAAGCTGCGGTATAGGTAATATCAATATTGGTTGTTACAGAAGAACTGGTAGCCTCTATAACTCTGCCACCAACGCCCCAAGCAAGTAAATCGTTCTGGACTTGTACTTGATCGCCTGGTTCGCAATTAACTGCGTCTAAATCGCAATCAAATTCGTGGACTTTTGTAACTTCCTGCCCACAGCTTAAATAGTAACGGCCTGTTCTTAACGCTTCTGATGCTCTTACAGTCCCTATTGCATTTATAGTTTGTTGCCTTAACGGTTTAGTGGATGTCCATTCATCTTCATCGACAACCTCTATAGTATTGATAGTGTAGCTTCTATCAGGATCGGCATGTTGGACTTCAACAAAGTTAGGTATCTCGCTTGCTTTCAAATAAGTTGTCTTCAGCGTTTCTGGATAAATATTGCTTTCATTAAAAAGCTGTATAGATGTTCTTGCTCTATCTATTACTGGTTTATATTTACCATTGCTCCATATAACATTCCCTCTAAAACATCTTGATAGCATTTGTTTGGCAGAAGGCGCACTCATAAATCTGGATATAGGCAAATCCATCTCAAACCTGTGCTCAGTTCCGCTATCAAAATCAGTTACCATCTCCCAGCTATACCTTGCTTCGATTACAGCCGCAGTAGTATCGAAATCCGAAGCTCCGATATACTCTCCAAGGCCATACCTGCTATTGGTTAGGAAATCACGAGAACACCATATTGGATGGCGGCTCCATTGGCGTACATAATTACCAGTATCAGTGCAAGTTATATCGTCAACAATACGCTTATATGTGCTTGCGGTATCATCCCAATAACAGTCATCATAAGTTTGTGTAACTGAGGATATTTGAAGGTCTGGAACCAATACTTTTTTACCACGAGTAAGCACTGTTATATTTGGGATTGAACCTGATAGCTGGTCTGTTGCCTGAATTTTTAAAGCTAATAATGCACTATTTCTGTAAGCAATATTTTCATAAACAGTTTCGTTAACGCCTGATAAATATAACGCTCCACCCTTTTTAAAAGATGTATATTCAGGGGTAGTACGAGTTATTTTTATATTGTATTGTCCGGCAGTTAAATTTGAGATTGTTCGGTACTCATAAGTAGTGGTTTTAGATGTATTCGTAATCGTGTGAGTGCCACCATCAGCCCAGCTTCCTGCTCCAACAACTTGGTATTCAAGCTTATAAGTAACGCTGTTTGCGTTTATATTCCCTTGGTCGTCTTGTGCAAATAGTGTCGGACAAGTTAACTGCGCTTCAAACCCTTCTATACCTATACCAGTGGTTGTGTACGTTACTGGCGTGCCCTTTACTATTTTCCTCCCATCAGCATAAAGTGTATTGGTGTTGTGGAAACCATCTATTACAGTCTGGTTATAAGTTCCGAGCCTGTAATCCCATGTGCATCCGGTATAGCTTGTATAAGCCTGCCCGTTTATTTCGATATAAGGGGTGTCAGATGTGGAAGTGCAAACACCTGATTCATCGGATTTCATTATACCTTCAATTTCGCCTTCTCCGAGATTTAAAAGCAAATGCAGATAGTTTTTGTCACCGTCAGAACTGCTATACTGCATTATCAAAGTGCCGGAGATTAAATACTCCCCGTACAGAACAGATACAGGGCCGTCAGGTTGAGTAACAATCCTTGCTCCATCCCATCCATAAGAAGGGTCTGCGCTGGAACTGTCTCCAAGACCAGGTAGCGTAGGCATAGTAGGAGGGAATAACAGTTGGTCAGCCATGCTACCAAGAGAGTATGCTATCGCAGCCATTTTAAGCCCAAACACAGGGTTTATCGTTAATATAGTGACAGCAACAAACGTAACAGCAGCAGAAACAATACCGACAGCCCCTTTATTTGGGTCTGGGATTACACGGATATCATCAAATTGTTCTAACTTATAGATATACCAATCGTTTGGCAAAACCATTATGTCATTTACAAAAACAATAACATATTCGCCCTGCAATTCTTTTATAGAGAACAAAACTTTGCTAATAGTTTTCGCAGAAGTAGATGTTTCTAAGAGAACTTCATCCGTTAAAAGCGATTTATATATAGTAACTTTAGATGTCATTGTGTCTATAATATCCTGTTATAGCCTTTGCCCATGTTTCGTGGTGCAGGCTTTCAATACGAGATTCGTGGTTTAAAGGGCTATGCAAAAAATTGTTTAAATCATGCAATACGATTCCAAGATGATGCTCAATAGAATGGCCTGGCAACCTGAATCCAACTCCACAATATGGTTCTGGCTTTTCAATTCTCTGCCATTGTTTGCGATATTTATCTTGAATATAATTAAACCCTTGCTTATCCCAGTTTTCATCATATCTGTAATCGTAAAGCTCAATATTAAATTCTTGTCTGTAAAATAACTTTGCAAGCCCGTAACAATTTACACCAACATCTTTGTCATCGCCACCGTGTTTGTATGGAATACCAAGATATTTAACTGTATCAATAATTCTCATTAAAACCTCACTTTTTTAGTACCAATCCCAGGGAACCCCCCAAAATTAATAACATTGTTTCTAGAAGCGCAAGCATCCTTTGTATGCCTGCAAGTAGCTTCTGCCCCAACATACTGGCATGTGCTTGCATTTTTATATTTGTATTGGCATTGGTCACGCCTCATGCGTCTTAACGGAACAGTTACATTAGCTACAGCACCCTTTGAAGTAAGCTCAAACATGGCTATTTCTTCGCTGTGGTCAATAGAGCACCCATCGATATAAAAAGTGTTTACAAAACAGGCTGAGGCATTGGTAAGTTCATCTGCTGCCACCATTATATATTTTACACTATTGCGCCTTAGAGCGTCTTGAGTTTCGATATACGAGACTATCGTTTGGTCAACAGCCCCCATATTAACTTGAACTGCTGGAACCTTTGTGCCATCGTCAGTTTCTAAAGCCCCGAATGCCATAGGAGCAGGAGTATAATCTTGAGCAGTATCGGTATTTGGTTTGAAATACGATACGGTTGCGTTAAAATCTGTCCAATATTCGTACAGTTCTGGACTCGCCTGAACTTGGACTTCATACAAGCCACGCATGCCTGCACTTTCTAATTCTAAAGCCCTGAATCTTAAAGATGCGTTGTAATCTCTACTCATTAGATACCAGTTCCCTTTTGAGTAAACTCAATTTGACCAGTATAATATGGCCCGTAATTATCATTAGATTCCTTATTAAAATCACCAGTGGGTTCTAAACCAATTTCATCACCAGAATAACGGCATTGATAAACCGGAAGAACAAACTTCTCCCAAGGGGTGCTGTAAGTCATAACAGGGCTGTCAGCAAGTGTGAATCTCCGCAAATCAGTGTCAATAGATGCGATAGTAGTATGTACGTACTGGTAAATATCATAAGCTCCTGAAACCGGAGTTCCAGAAGTTACTGAAAGCGTGTTAGATGTGTTTACGCTTACATTATATTCTGTGCCAACGCTATCCATTACTTGATGGTTCTGCCATTCGTTTACTGTCCAAGATTTAGCAGCATCGGTTATAACAAGCCCTGATATGGTTGAATCATCCCCATAATCCCCACTATTTTGCCATAGGATAATATTATTCCCACCGTCCCCTGAGTTAACTGAAAAATCCTGAACATTATTAACGGTAACATGTAAACCGGATATAGCACTTATAGGTCTTGGATTACTCCAATCTACAACATAAAAGCTGGTAACTCCACCGTTCACACTTCTGAAATGGTTATTTATAATCCTGTATTGCCTCGCAGAAAGAAAATCAAAGCCATAAGTCATTGTATGGTAAACATTATATTTCTTTCGTGTTGACATTACATTTTGCCCAAGTGCGTTTCTCGCAGTAGTTCTTATAGGATTCCTAATACATATATCAGGTTGTATAAACGGAAAAAAAGTAGTCATATTATTATATTATCTCCCTGCTCTTGGGTCTCTTCTTGCCCTACCATAGGCGTTGGCATTAAGGCTTATATCGCTTATTGCCCCTGCACCACGCTTTCTTAATGCCAAATCCATGCTTTCGCTATCAATTGCGTAAACATAATTATAAGTTTTGTGTATAATCTGTTGTGGCTGTGCCTGCGGTAATCTGCCTGTGCTGTTTGCATAATTAAGCGCTGCAACCCCAATACTTCTTGTTGAACTGTCTTTGATTACATATTCATCGTTTTTCAAAACACGCATTGTTTCATCGGAGGCTAAGCCACCATCGTGCATTTTTTTGATAAGACCGCCTGAATGAGCCATAGCGACTCCGCCACCTGTTGGGAAATCTCCTACGCCTTCTATGCCAGAAGTACCGCCTCCCGCTCCTCCTGCACCCGCAGCTCCTACTGAAAGAACAGTTCCAAGCCAATCTACACTTTTTGCTGCACCCTTAAATGCTTGAAACATAACCCACTTAGCAGCCATATCAGCAATCATACGCTTTACTGAAGTTGTAAAAGCTCTCCAGTAGTCTCCAGCCGTTTTAAGTTCACCCATCATCGAATCAAAAAATACATCCGACATGGTATCTTTCATTGTATTGGCTGTTTCTTTAGTAAGGTCTTTCCATGTTGTAAATTCGTCTTTAAATTCTTCTGAAGCTTCCTTTAGCCCTTCAGCAATACCATCTGCCATCCCTTTAGGGGAGTCCGCTTCATCTGGTTTTGGCTTAGTTGCGGCTTCGACAATACCTAAGTTGGTAATCGCAGCTTGTATTGCTATTATTGAAGCAGCAAACCCCTCTAATTCTGCTTTAAAAAAAGGGCTTGTCTTAGCAAGATATTCTCTGGCATCGTAATAATCTTTTGCAAATTTTAAAAGTTTAGCATATTTTTCTCTACGGTCAGTGTTTTCTTTCTCCCATATTTTTATCCGTTTTTCATAACTGTCTTCTTCTGAATCTAATAATGTTTTTTCATAATCATCTTTAACTTTTGAAAGTTCATCTTTAACTTTATTTGCGTTTTTCTTAACATCTGCTTCTAACTTTTCTCTTTCATCAACACTGTCCTGTAATTTTTTAAATGCTTTAGTTTTTATATCTTCTATTTTTTCAGCGGCATCTTTTTCAATCTTTAATACTTCGTCAGTATATTTTTTGGTAATACGTGTTATTCCCTCAGCCAAATCAGAATAATTTCTCTTTCTTCTGTCCCATATTATCTTTAATCCGTTTGTTATTGTTTCTTGCTTACCATATTCTTCGCTTCCAATACCCTTTTTGTCCTCAATGCCTTTTAATATGCCTTTTGCAGTTTTATATTTTTTTTCAGTAGCATCTCTATCTTTTAATGCTTTCTCTAACACTTTAGTTTTATTTGTTTCGGTTAGCTTAAAAACTGATAAATTTTTAATAAAATCTTTACGTGCTTGCTCAGCAGCAGACGCTTGGTCGTATCTCAATTTTTCAAGTTCTTCAGTAGCGTCAGAAGACATCTTATAAGGTAATATTTCACCAGTAACTTTATAACTTTCTGGGTTAAGCACTGCTTCTAAAAGTTTTATATCTTCTAAAAGTTTTGGGTCTATAATTCTTTTAACACCAAGAAATTTGCCAAGTTTTCCTGCGAATGTTTTTTCTCTTGCTTCAAATGCAGCTTGTTCAGTTTTTTGGATTTCTAACCGCAATTTTAATTGTTCAAGCTGCTGCCTTTGTGCAGTCTCTATTGCATCTTTCTCTTCTTTAATAATGGCTTTTGTTATTTTTAATGTTTTCTTCAAAGAAATATTTTTATCATCTAATAATGGTATCAATGCTTTTTCTTTTTTTGCATAATCAGCTAATATCAGTACTTTCTCTGCATCTGTTCTATTTGAATCAAGCATTAACACTTGAAGCTTTCTTATATCGTCAACCCTTTGGTTGCTCTTACTTGCAAGTTCTTCTATTGAGTCAGTAGCAGCATCTGTAGCTGCTTTTAGAGCCATATAACCACCAATTAATAATGTTATTCCGGTGATTATCCAATGAGATTTTAAGAACATCAACGCTGTGTTAAAAGCACCAGTAGCTACGGTAGCATTAGTAGCCGCAACTTGAGCAGCAGTAAATCCAACAGCTACTTTAGCAGCAGCAGCAGCAGCTTTAACAGCAGCAGCAGCAGTAAGCATCATACGCACTTTTACAATAGCTAAAGTTATGCTTATTCCTATTAACAGCGGTGAAAGGTCTCTTAACGCAGCTACTAATGCTTGAATAGCTTTAGCTACCCCAATAATAATAGGCTTGGAAGCCTTTAAACTATCTATAAGAACTGCTTGGATTTGATGCCCTGTTAATATTAACTGATTTTGCATACCCATCATTGACCGTTCAAACATTACTTCAATAGCAGTAGTATCTTTTAAAGCCTCTGCCATCATGTTGAAAGCATCAACGCCTTGGTCTAACATAACAACCAATGCTGCTGCCTCTCTACGGCGTAAACCAGCAAAGATATTCTGGAGGTCAAAGCCTCCCTTTGCTAAGGTCTCTAAAGACTCAAATAAAGTATGACTTGCAAGGCTTACATCCTCAAACTTAATCTCAACCGCTTTCAATTCCTTTCTTAATTTCGGCGTAGGCTCAATCAGTTTGCTAATTACACCCCTCAACCCAGTACCAATCGTAGAGGCTCTAATCCCAGCATTAGCCATCACAGCCATTGTAGCGGCAAGTTCTTCTATCGACATACTAACTTTGTGCGCTATCGAAGCTACATAATTAAAAGTTGTGCCTAAATCATCAACCTCCAATTTAGAATAGTTCAATGCCGCACCGAGTATATTACCTACTTTAGCAGCATCTTCAGCAGACAGCTTCCATACGTTAATTGCAGTAGTAAGAAATTTAACGACTTCGGTTGTGCTACCGCCAGTAGCAGTTGTAACCTTATAAACAGTTTCGAGAGCTATGGCCGCATCAGCAGCATCCATACCAGCCTGACCAAGTATCTGTAATGCGTCTGTAGCTTCTTTTGCCCCCATTGTAGAAGATTTAAAGGCGCTCATAGCCGCTTTTTCAAGCCTCTCGTACCCAGATGCAGTTGCCTGTGTTATAGCAGCGGCATCAACTAAGCCCTGATTAAAACTTAGAAAGTCACGAAGCCCTTGTGCTAATCCTTGTATCGTACCAAATATTATAGCTCCAGATGCAATCCAAGCAGCCTGAGACAACATCATATATTTGAAACCAGCTCCCCACCTTTCTTGAGCACGCCTTGCATCGCCCATTGCAGAGGTCTGTTTCCTAACTTGGTATTCAGAATGCTCAAGCCGTTTACTGAGTCTATTAAACTGGTGTGCTTGTTTCTCCGTAGCCTTGCCACTACTTGCCATTGAAGTACTTAACTCTTTTACTTGCTGGCGAGTTAGCTTTGCTATTTTGGCATGGTCAGCAACTTTGAGATTCATCTTATGGAATTGGGCTGTTGTTGTACCAGCGGTAACGCCCATCTTTTTAAGTTCTTTAGACGGATACATAGCCTTTGTGTACGTTTCTTTAAAATCTGTCATAGCCTTGGCTCTTGATGCTGTGGCTTTTTTAGAGTCTGCAAGCATTTTAGTGGTTGCTTGTTTACTGCTTTTTACTCTACTAGCATAGCCTTTATTAAATTGTTCATTGCCAGCTTTAGCTATTTTCTGCTGTTCTGAGGCTGATTTTTTTTGGTCTGAAACTAATCTTGAGTTTGCCGCTGTTCCAACTTTTATTTTATCTTCAGCAACTTTTTTATTGAAGGCTGAGGTTTTTGCGTTTGCTGCTGTAATCTTTTTCTGGTCAGCAAGCATTTCTTTTGTTCTTACTTTTTGCGCTTTTACTCTGGCATTATAGTCTTTCTCAAATTGCTTATTGGCTGCTCTTGATGCTTTTCCCTGAGCAGCTATATTTTTATTATGGGCTGCTAACATCTTGGTATTTGATTTCGCAGTAAACTTTTCTTTCGAGGACATCATCTTAGCGTTAAAAGCAGCAATAGTCGCAGATGATTTTTTAGACATAGCAGCTAAACTTCTGTTTAAACCATCTACCTGTGCTTTAGCTTTTTCAATAGTAGCTGAAAGCTGTGCTAAATTTATCCTATAATCAAGGCCAATACTATCTGATGCTGTTGTTATAGCCATTATATTAAAACCTTAGTTACCTTTAGTTCGGTGGTGTTTCGCAAAAAGCTCCACAATACCTTTCGTTCCAAGCACGGTATCAACAGTGCCATCCAAAATATTCTTTTTTATTTTACTGCCTTGCTTGACAAGTTTCTTTATCTTTGATTTGCAAACTAACTTATTCTTTAAATGTAAATCGAGCATCTCTGACCGATTAAACCAGTAAGCCAAGCATTGACTTAAAAGAGATTCGTCTTTTTCGTTTTCATCATCAAGCCCTTTAACGAACTCAAGCCTTTCTTTATTTATAACTCTCGAAAAAGAATCCCATTCGTCTGAAAACCTTGAGAGCTTTTTATTCCTACACTCAGCATATGCCTTATCTACTCTATCTGTGTAATCTTTTGGTATCATAGATATTTCCAAGCCCTTTTATTTTGTTCTTCCGGCGTTGAAGCCTTGTTTTTTATATGCTTGCTACCGCCCATATTATTCTTTTCATGCTCAAACTGTATGTTTTGAATAGTGCTCATTATAATAAGTTGAGCCAACGTAAATTTATCCTCAACCTCACCCGTACTCATCTTTAAGGCTTCAGCAGCACTATCTACTATAGAAAACTCTTGCAGATAGTCAGGTAATACTAATCCCTCGCCTTTTTTTAGCTTATTATCTGACGGGTGAGCATGTGCAAAAAATCTATAACACGCCCTCCAATACGGTCTTTTTCCATTTGTGCAAAGAATATTTTTTGAGCATCATAAAAAGAAATATTTTCTTCAATCCAATCTCTGCTTACTGACTTATCCTGTGCATTGCATATCGCATATATAACACCGACATAAATATCTAATACGGTGCTGACAATATTGCCGAGTCCGCCGTTTGCGATAACATCCCTTATAAGCTCAACCATGTCCAGATACTCACTACCATCAGCTTCGCTATCAGATGCAGCAGAAACCTTGTTGAGTTTATCCTGAATGCTTTTAAATACAGGAATCAAATCAATCTTTTTAATCATTTCAGTAATAGCATCGAGAGCACAGGCCATTATTTTTTGGGTTTTGATATTAGACATGCGGACTTGGAATGTCTTGTCGTCTATCTGGAATGTGTCTTGAGATAGCTCTGGTGTATGAGCTTCTGAGAACTCTTTTTCGGGTGGTTTCTCGGTAGGAGTATCTGCTTTTTTGCCAGATATTGTGCTTCTCTCACCTGAGTTTTTCTTTTTAAATATATCGTCTGCTGGCACTTCAACAGTTTTAGTATTCTTCATAATCTGGTTGCCCCCTTGTGTAATAAGTTGGGTAAAAAAGTTTAACGCATATTTAGATTAGTAACTCAGCATCCATTTCTTATAGAAATCATATCCAAGCGTACCATCATCAAAAGTCATTTCAACAGCCTGCGCTGACAACGTAATTGACGTTTCGTATTCCTCAGAAGCATCTTTAAAATCAAAATCGCCACCGCTGAAATTTCTTACTTTCGGGAAGTAGATAGCATGTTGAATTTTTATATTACCAGAACTATCCAGCTTGTCGTCCCAAAACAGCATTGCAGACCTGATTGTATCTGTTCCCATTCTATCTATAAAGGCAGTTCTGGTAACTTTCTGAACGGTATCTTCATCTACCGTTGCGATTGGGAATCCAGCGCCTTCAAGAGTAAGCAGGCTTGCAGATAAGCTTTCAACAACAGCAAGATTAAACGAATCTTCAAGACTTGCCGAAGTAGGTGAAGCACATACGACAACATCATATTCGCTAAAACCTGGCGCTGGCGAAGCACTAAGGCCAATGCTTTGGCGTGGAGCACCCATAAGAGAGCCAACCTTACACGCATTACCAGACAAGGTGTTGCGAATTGTCTGTCCCATAATAAGTGCCTCAACATACGGACTTAAATCGCTTGTGTTAAAAGTTATTTGTGCCGTTCTGTCAGTCTCCCAGAACTTACGAGATGTTTTAGGAATACCCCTTTTGAGTTCCCTCATTTCTTTTGTTACGGGGATTCTTGCTGACTGAATACTTCCACAATCATACCAGTTTGAAAGCGGATTCGATACATCTAACGCCAACACTGGAGCAGCATTCCCGACATAAGTGTTTTTATAGCTTGTGGATATCCACAATCTCGGTGATACAATTTCTACAAAATCAAGTTGTAAATTAGGTGAATCTTTAGTAGTAGCCATAATAAATTAACCTCCTTTTATTCATAGTGTTCTTTTTTCGCCTTCATTCCCAGTGACTAGTAGGTTGTTCCCTATAATTAATGGATTTGCTAAAGGAGAAAATGTTTGGTTTAATATTTTTGGGTTTATTGCCCCGTTCCAATATGTTTCAATAATAAAGTTTCCTTTTGCCCCCTTCCATAATAATATCCTGAAATATGGTATTAGTTTTAATATGCCTACTCCATTTCCGTAATTATTATCGTGAGTATTATCAACGCCCCTGAGATCGCTTATACTGTCTATTTTGGCCTCATGGCTTAACTTATCATTGCCAGCCAAGCGAATTTCAATCTTAGCCTCAATCCTGTTGTTACATAGCAGATCAAGGGTAGTTTGGAGTTTCTCTAATTGGCAGACTATTTCTTTCTCCCTACAAGCAGACCTTTTGCAATGCGTTCTGTTCTTTTTATTCGCAAGATAAATATTCCCACAATACTTACATTTTATTTTAAATGGCTCTGGCATAATTTCACCTGTTTGACCTTCCAGTTTTAACCCTTGTATAAATATCTATCAACACGCTTGATATCCCAGTATCGTACGGCTGCTGAGTTCTTATCTTTAAAGCTTCTATCCATATCTTACCTATTATAACTGCTGTTGGCTTATCGTAAAAATCAATGCTGCGTAATCCGGTATCAGGATTGTCTAATACTCCAACAACATCGGTTACTATATCCATCAGCTCATCGCTGTCCTCATCTTCTCTCGCCACGCAATGTATTTGTGATTTTACTTTTGTGAATAAGCTTGGATTGTAATCACCCGTAAGAAAGATTGCCCAGCTATCTACATCTGTTGGCTTTGGCATCCCAACTGGATTGTAATAAAGACTATAAGAAGACGCTAGTTCAGTTTGGAAATACCTCCTCCAACTCCAGTAATAATTAGATATTGACCTTGTGACCGCTTTCATTATCCAAGCTTCCTTAATTTATTATTGTTGCAATCTTTGTCTTTCAGTTGGCGGCATCTATATATAGTTGTCTTGCTGCCGCATTTCCAACAACGATTTTTCTTCCCGAATAAACTTGTTGATTCAAAATTACATTTTGTGCATTTACGAGTCATAAGTCTAAGTCCTGAATGCTTTTTTTACAGCTATACGCAAAGCCTGTACAAAATACTTCCGTTGTTTAGGCGTAAGTTTCCTCCCCGCCGCCGTAACTGGTGCTAAATGGTCTTTAGCTGGCTCAAACAATAGGCGGCCTGGATTATTTTGTGGCAAATACCCATATTCAGTTGTCCTCGCACGCCTAAACGCATTATAGTCTGTGCTTGCCTTTATCCCAGCGAAAATATTAATAAATAACAATGTCTTATTAATTATATCAACTTGTGTTGCTTTATATATTCCAAGCGTTTCTGCCCAAAACTTTTCTTTATATGCAACTTTTTGATGTTTCCAGCTTTCTGACAACGGCTCCCACTCTTGGCTTATAAAAGATGGTTTACTCGAAGCTCCTATCCCTGTCTTAACTAAATTTACATAATCATCACCAGCTTGTTTGGCCGCAACAAAAGCTTGTTGCGATACAGCCGCTAATAAAGCATCTAAATGCCTGAAGGCTTTTAAGGTATCTCTTTTGTTTACGGTTAATCTCATTTATTATCTATCATCCGTTATAACTCTTAATTCGTAAGCTTGGTTAATATACCGTTTGTTATCAATATCTAAAATCTTCCATTTTTTATCGTTCCTATCCGTAAATCTGCATTCAGGAATCGGAGTAAAGCTTGCATTAATATTCCAAGGAACATTTACAATATACTCTGCAGATTCTATTTGGCCTATTGAATCAGATTCGTTTTCCGGTCTCATCTCTAGCCTGTTAAAACAAGCATGAATACCTGTCTTTTGTATTATCCAGCCATAGTCAGTCCCTTCTGCGCCTATTGGTTCACCCCATACGTCCTTTGAAGCATTTGCAGCGTCAACATAAGAACTTATATCGCCAGAAGCATTAGCCTTTTGTAAATAGCCCCTGATATATTGCTCTGTGCCTCCAGATGTATTTGGCTTATCTATGTTGGTAGGCACAAAATAGTCACCTTCACCTGATATAATTGCCCCATCCGTAACAGAAGCATTATAATTCGCAAGGAAGGTATATTCATGCCCTGGTTTATCGTAAGATACATTGGCTTTTGATATAACCGCCTTAAAAGTATTTCCGGCAGACGTATATTCAGTTCCAACACGAACAAGATTACTCGCGATAACATTTTTTAGTTTTGATAAAATCATAATAAGATAATATTTCTATCCCTGAATAGCCCCGTTTGCATCAACATAATAGTCATACGCATTAAAAGTCTTTGTTTTGCCCACCAGCGTTGTTACAGGCCATCCGCCATCTGTTTGTACCACCCCAACCATAGATAGTTGTGATTCCATAAGGCCAACAAGCCATCCTCTAAAGTCGCTGTAGCTTTGTTTCTTGGCTGTAAGAATAATATCAATAAGCCTTGTTTGGTCTGCTATAAGGTTTTGTTTTGCAGGCATATCAAGGATATTAATTCCAACCTGAATAATCACAGAGGAACGCAAGGCATCAGTTTTTAATTGGTCTCCACCGTTTAAAATATCTGACCAGTTCGGAACGGTTGTGCCACAAATCATACGTTCAGCCACACCGAGGATAATATCAGATTTCAATTCTGTATCTGTTAAATCATGGGAAGTTATACCAAGCAATGTTCTTACTTCGGTATAATAGCTGGTATCGCTTGTAGTGTCTATTATGTATATTGTATCACTCATAAAAGTTTGCCTTTATTATTTAGCCTTTTTATCCCAAGCTGATCTTGCTACTGTGTAACCGCTATACCCTATCCCAAAAGTTGCCCAGAGAGCATCAGGGACACTTCCTAGCCATGCTTTCATTCCGGTAGCTATTTGAGTAGCCGCCCCTGGATTAAAAGCAGATAAAATTCCCATTGGGATAGAAGCAAGTATCAGTGCATACATAACATATAAAAACGAAGGCCTTGCCCTTGAAGTCCAAGGGTCTGTTGATTTAGCCTCTGCAACTATCGCACTCATCTGTACTTCTACTTCTTTGAGCGCACCTTCTTGATTGAGTTTAGCCATCTGAAGCTTAGCTTTTTCTCTTTCAATAGGGTCTGGAAATATTTTATCCAGTACTTTGCCTGCTACCTGTAGTCCCGCTGTAATTGGGTCAAAACTCATTTTGATTTATCCTCCGTGTATAATTAACAGACCATCGTAATTTCTCGTGTCTAGATGGCACCAACCCACACCTTCTTCTAAACAAGTTATGTATGGGAATTTAGCCTTGTTGGAACGAATATAGTGCCTTGCTTCATCCGCTGTCTTATCTGCGAACTTAGCATCAAAAGCTCTCCCAAATTTGTGCTGACTATATAAAGCACCAATAGGGCAATCAAACGGTCTCAAACCACCCCACTGATTATTGCCGCCCCAATACCAATTGTTTACAAGGGTCTTACCAGCCCATTCCCTAAGAGATTGCAGCGATATTAAAGCTCTGTCGTCAAACCACTGGAACCTGTTGTTGCCGTAATGAATAGTGGCCTCATACACATCTCTTGGGAGCAATTCATAAAGTTCAAAACTCTTTGGTATATACACGATCCTTCACTCCTCCTTACATATTAAAAGCTACTTCTGGAGAATGAGATTGAAGCCTTTACTTCATATAACTCGAAACCCTCTGGCTTCATTTTATTCTAATCTCCATATTTCATTAAATCGGTGCTTAATTCTACAAAGCAACGAGAAAGTTTACTTGATTTCTCTATCGCAACCCTTATTTGCTCTTTATCATCTTTATTTATTTTGGTAATTATCCGTTTTAACTTCTCTGTTTCATCTGCAAGATATTTAATCTCAGCCAGTATGTCTTTCATGCAAGTGTTCCCTAAACCCCCTTGCATGAAGCTTTGCCTTTTTCTTTACCCTCTTCATTGCTTATTAATTTTTCAATCCGTACTGTCAAAGCGGTAAAAGCAGCAGTGTGGTTCTCAAGTACTGATTCAAACCTATCTAATTGTTTACGCCTTGCAATATCCCTTTCATCAATTTTTTGACAATATACAGTAAAAACATCTTTACCTAATTTTGAATCAAGTCTTTTTAAAATATAGTTTGAAACAAACCAAAATGCACCCAGACCAGCTGCTAACCCTGCCAACATATATATTGCATTTGCGAACCCCATTCCAGAAACTCCTTTCAACTCAGCTAATTATTATAGCGCCATTATTATAACCTGTGTAAGCTCACATTCCCGTACTGATTAGTAATATCGTCAGTTCCGTCAGTACAAGTTATCCCCATATAGATTTTATCCGCATCTGCAATGGTTGCAATCGAACCGCCCACAAGATTGCCCTGATCGTTGTTGCTAAATTTACGCTGTCCGATACAGGTTGGGCAAATTGCTAATCCAGCAACACCAACAGTTGTGTTTGCTTTAATAAGCTGAAGCATAATAACTCGAAGTCGTTGCCAGCTCATGTTCGGCTCCTGCTCCATCTTGGAAATACGGCTTATCGTCTGACTTGGGAAAGAATACCCCGAAAGAATCAACAGTCGAAGGCGTAGTAGTTTCTGCCCATAAAGATAGTACCGCTTGGGAAAGTTGCTACTCCTGTATCGCTTAATGTCGAAGCATTAGAAGTATATCCCTGCGCATCCCCTGAAGCACCGCTAAACCTGACTATCTCGTTATCTGTTGAACTAATTTTATCAATCTTATCTTCTATGCTTGCATTGGCATTTGTGATGTTTGATTGAAGCACATCTATACTTGCGTTAGCCCTTGTAATATCGGTCTCGTTGTTTTCAATGCTGGCATTAGCACGAGTTATATCTAAGCTTGCGGCATATCTGGCATCATTATAGCCCTTGTTGCCAACATCATTATCATTGATTGGGTTATCGTTAGCTTCAAGGTCTTGAAATGCACCGTCTTTTGGTTGCCTTTGCCCTATTGTTGTATTCTCTAAAGAACGGCTCCACCCACCCATAACAAAATCTCCTTTTTTACAATTTATTGTGTCCTAAAATTTATTCTTTTGAAATTATTAAATCCACATCTAATACAACAGGGCTTGCATTTGCTTCATTAGCTTTAAACTTAATCCATGTCGTACCAATAAGAGAAACATCAACCCTGTCTCTACTTGCTGTCGCAACACTTGACTTAAATAAAGGGTGTATAGCTGTAGCATTAGCAGGAGTATAAAATGTTTCATCTGGCGTATCGCCAATCTGATATGTTACTGCTACATTCCCGCCACCCGAAGCGTTTAAGTCAGTCCAAAACAATGTTTCAGGGCCACATTTACCAAGAAATATCGGAGTTGCAAGCACAATGCTGGCATTCTTTGCAATCGTTCTATTTGAAAACACTGTTATTTTTTCTGTTAACCCCATAATAAAAACCTCCAGACTCTTATTTATTTTCTACCTATCCAGTGATATCGTAAGTTACTGTTGACATTGGCGTTGCTGACCTACCAATATTGCCTCTATTTGATAATTGTATAGTTGACAAACTCCCAGTTAAAATAAATATGCCATCGGCTTTAACATCAAGAGATGCGTTTGCAGTAGTGCCTCCGCCTATCGTAACATTTATATCATTGTCAGGGGAGATCATTACTGTCTTAGCAGATACCAATCCGGCAGGCATTATGCTAATATCAAGGCTACCATAAGAGATTTTGACATCATTTCGCCCACCTTCAGTAATAGTCGTATCTACAGAAAAGTTCTTGAATCGAGTTTGTACATCACTATCGTACCCTCGGACATGCCCTGATATTTTTGTTTCTTTAGCCATTGTTTATTACCTTTTTTATTAAATCCTCTACAACATGGATATGCTTTTCCATTGTGCATTCAGGAGCAAGTTTATCTACAGCAACCTTACAGGCTGGATACGCTTCCTCAAGCACTTCTGGTTTAATATCTTCTATCCTGTTAAAGGCTACTCCGATACCTGTTTCTTTAACGTACTTAGCTGTCGCTGGAGCACCTAATACTATAATAGGAAGACCGCAAGCCAAATATTCCTGCTCTTTATTGGTTCTTGTCAGGTTTACCTGTTTTTGATCTAATTTTGGATTATTAAAAACGCAAAGTCCCCATTTCTTAAATCGCAATGCTTCCATTAATTTTGGGTAAATCTTAGGCTGGTATGTGAAGCAGCCCAAATTTCCATAAGTATTATAGGCATCTCCATTCCCTGGTATCAAATGCACTTCATTCCCATTGTTAACAAGCTGTTGTATAATAGGGTATAAATGTCTGTATTGAAATTGTTTGGTTTTATAAGGTGGGCTTTCTGCACCGCCTTCATAAACTAATCCACTCCGCTGCTCTATAGGCGGCATTGGCATCCTATGCCATTCATCATTACAATAGTGCTCCAACACGGCTGTTGGCTTATCTCGTAACTGGTCTCTATGTAAATCAACGATAAATTCTTGTACTTCTTCGCTTACCATTAAAAGGCCATCACAATTGGTCATTGCTTTAAATTCATCAAGGGGCAACATACCCTGTCTGATACTATCTAAATCATGGGCATCAAGAATAATCTTGGCGTCAGGCTTGACTTCCCGTATCCAATTCAATGGATAGTTTGGCTCATTCGCATAGATAAAAATATCTGCGTCTATCTCTCTGATAGCATTCTTAAACTGAGTTTCATTGTGGTAAAAAGAAAACGAATCAAAGATGTCTGTCCCATAACTTATTTGATTTGCCACGCCGTGTATAGAATACCTACCAGTTTTTTTAAGAGCTTTAGCAATCTTAATAACCCTGATACATGCATGCCAGCTTGCATAACAAATTTTTATTTTCTTAGTTTCTTCAGCCATATTATTTTATTTACCCTTTCCCCCAAACTATTGCTTTGGTTGGGAATTTAAGAATGTTAATATTATTTAGTTAAGCGTGTTATATATTTTCTATGGAACCCAAAAGTCCTTGCAACCTTACGGAGCATAATGCCTTTATTAAGCATTCTTAACGCTTTTTCACGCTGTCCTTGCGCAAGGATTACGTATTCATCAATCTCCCAATCAGGCTGTTTAAGAGTTTTTAAAGACGGTATTTCTATATCTTCTTCCGCAGGAATATCTTCTTCTTCTTCTTTTTTTTCTTTGCTGTATTTTTTATTCATAATATTATCGCCTCTCTTCTTTTCCTGTTGCTATTTTTATAATCTTCTCAGCTACTTTATCCCATGTGTGGTTCTCTAAAACTTTACGATACCCTGATGCTGCTATTTCTTCTCGCAGCTCAGAATCTTTTATAAGAATATCAATGTTTTCTATCATTTCGTATTCAGCTTCAAACCACAAGACTTCCTTGTTCCTAGTAAAGTAATTTTCAAGTCCTTTGCTATATTCTGTTAAAACGCAGCCCTTATTTGCCATATATCGCATAATACGATCTGAAAAACTATCTTCATTTGAATCTGTATTATTTATTGCCAAAAGGATTCTGCCTTCAGCACACGCTTGATTAAAAGCTTCTCCGCAAACAGAGGCTTCGTAACCTTGCCCGTATTCCTTGACAGAATATCCAGCATCTTCAATGGCAGCTAATGCTACTTCTCTCTTGGTTGTTTTTTGCCCGATAAAAACTACATCATATTTTTTCTCAACATTTTCAAATGGATGAAATTCTTTCGGGTCTATCCCTTGTAAAATGTGGTATATATCTGGCAAGCGGCATTCGCCTTCTGTTAATTCGTTATAAACCGCTTTAGCAGTCACAACGCTAAAATCTGCTGCTCCGGCCATCTTATAATACTCTTTATCGGTTTTCAAATGTGTTGCGGCATCCATCATATACCAGCAAGTTTTCGCATTCCGGCCACAAGCTGTTATTGTTTTGGCTGTAACCCCATTGCATTTACAAAAGATAATTAAATCGTAATTTGCTGAGGACTTTACTATCTCTTGATTTGTTTTCTCCCATCCTATTTTGCTTGCAACTGTTCTGTAATTAAATCCGTCAACATGGTAGCCAGCACTATCAAAGGCTTTGGCGAAGGGTATGTTGGTTCCGCCTGCAACATCAAAAACACCGACCATGCCTATTCTTTTGATTGGAATTATACCGTTGCTGATATTCATTTTTTTAAGCTCGGCAGTAGTTGGGGATGCACACGTTGGTATAATGCCCCCGTTTGGCAATTTACAAAATCTACGTTCTTCACTAATAGCATATTCCCCACGTTTTTTTAAAATTGGTTTTTTAAAAATCAGCATATCAGAAACATTTGCCACAAAGTTAAACCCATTCTTAGTCATATCTTTAATAACGGTTTCGTTAGGCACTAAATGTATGTGTGCGTGAGCATCTGTTTTGCCAACATAAACAAACATTTCGCCATTATTTTTTAAAAGCCTATAACATTCTTTCATTGATTGCTGATAGACTTCTTCTGGCAAATGCTCGTAAAAATCTATACAATGTATATTGTCATAATATCCATCAGGTTTGTTAATATTCTGGCAATCGCCTATCCATATATCTTCTAAGTTAGGCATTAGTTTTTTATAAAAAGGAATTGCGTTTGAAAGTCCGTGATTAAAATCTAAAGCATCAATTTTTACATCTGGATACTTCTGGCTTAATTGATAAAGGGTTTTACCGTTCTGAAAACCTATATCTAAAACTCTTCCATTAATTTCAATACCGTCAAACCAATTCTTCCATCTATCTATATAGCCTTGGGGCCAAGGGTCTGCGTATTTATCTAAAAGTGTTTGCTCAGAAGTAATATTCTTAATCCAATCCTCTGATTTCTTTGAATATGAATCTGGAGAATATTCAAATGTTTCTCCCTTCGCATTTATATATTTGTTAGCATCCATTTTAATTTCTATAGGCTTGTCTAACCCTTTGAATTTAAGGCATTCATCGCAAAGGCAAGCAGGGTCATGCCCGAAGCCATTGGCGCTAAAATCGTGCGATCTGCTTGAGATAATCTTTTCGTTATTTTGCAAAATAGGCATTGAGCCAACGTTATGGATTAAACCGCCTCCGTCAAATCTTTTGCCATACATCTCCCCAAGCAACTGGTTAATATAAACCATCGCTTCTTTATACAGTGTCTCCGGCTGGTCATTGTACATGCCTAATCCGGTTTTCATAAAAACAACATCTGCCTCAAGAGGGTTATCATCAACCATGTGCCTCTGTTCTTCATGTCCATAAATAAAACTTGGGCATCCGCATTGTACACTCAGGTGTGTCGGGCCGCTTTGAGAACTTATCGAACATAGCGCTGAATTTAACATTGCGATTGTAATATCAAGGCTTTGGGATATATCGATATCAGCTAAATCAATAACATCTCCATATTCCTTAGCTATCCCCAAAAGGCAATTGCCATCTTTTGTGCCGCCAATTGCGAAAGTAACTTTATCCCCGAACTGATCGTAAAGCCTTTCAAATAGATTCTCCCAATATGATCTCGGCCAGTTGTTTGAAGGCAAGGGGTTTCTTAAATCTTCACAATGCCGTATCTGGTTATTCACAACGTCTAAGAAGGTTTTTCTATGCACCTCACGAGCGAACACAATCACAACAGGCTTGCCACCATGCTGTTGAATTAACCTCTTGCTTTCTGTAACAGCATTTGCTGATGCCGTTAATTTGTCAAAGAGCACGTGTTTATTATTGCGAAGTATTTTGTTAAAGCCCCTTGGAGGCTTAGTCCAGACAATATTTTGAGATATATATTTACTCTCAAGCTTATCTTTAAAATATTTTATAATCTTCGCATACATCTTTTGTCCGCATAAAGATTCAAAACAATCGCAATCGTACTTTTCTTTCGTAAACCAATCTGGCAAACTCCAAAATTCATCTGCAATCCCGTTTTGGTACAATGAATGCCTACCTTTATAACTCGCCACAATGATTTTACGGTCTTTATATTGTTGCCTGAGCCATCTTACATGTGGCATCCAGTGAGATAATTCCCACCCGAACTCACCTAAAAATGGCCCTGCAAAAACAACTCCGTTTGATTCTATTTTTTGGTCACTCATTTTGTTATTTGTCCCCCCATAATATTTTTTTTGGGTTAGGTTATTTTAAAAGTCAGGCTATGCTCTTGACATAACATCAATATAAATATCAGCTTCCCCACCATCAAGACTTGCGCCATACCAAAGGGATGCCGTTACATAAGCATTTATTAGTGTTGCCGTGGTATATGTTTTGTGCGTAAGAGAACCGGAAAGTGTTCTAATGTACGAACCTTTTTCTCCAGTAGTGCCATCCCATGCCCATCCTATCGGGGTTGCAAGCTGAGTAGCTAAGAAACCAGTTGGCTCACCAGCGTCTCCAACAGCAATACGAAGCAGGTCTGTTGAGGCTCCCCTTTTAAACGATACTCTTGCGTTTCCAACAGCATCATAAATGGTGTCACCAGGGCTTGCTCTAAATAATGGTACAGTATTAAAACGAGATGCTATAGAAAGGTCGGCTGTGGTTATTGTTACTTTCTCAGTGCGCAAAACATTCTTAAGGTTGGTAATCTTATTGTTGCCTAAATCTAATGTGGCCTGAAAAGTAACGGGGTCTGCCAGTATAATTTCATCGGCATTTATGGTATAGTCACCATCAATAGATGCAGTTAAGGTAGTTTTGACATGCGTAGTTTCAGCACCATTATAAGTGGTCGTGTGGTCTGTATGGAAATGTTTTAATCTTTTTGATCTTGTAAGAGTTGGCTTACCGGACATAATAATCTCCCTCCCTTAATAAATTAATTGTTTAAGGAGAGGCTTGTCTCTGTATTTTTGGGCGCTAACAACTAAATATTTTTAAATTTTTATTCTTACTACCCATTTAACAGGAACCTCTCGGTTTTATTTTTTCTTATTCTTAGACCCTTTAGGTCTGCCAGTCTTTTTTTTAGACTTGCCTTTTTTCGTAGCCTTCGGTTTCTTTGGCTTTATAACCTTTGGCTTTTTTTTAGCCTTTTCAGGCTCTTTGGCTTCATCTGCCTCATCACCTAAAAGCTTATTAATCTTATCTTGATTAATCTGAGCCGCTGTCTTATTTTTTGGCTCTACGTTTTCTTCCTCTTTCTTTTCTACTTCGATATTATCAATTTCAACAAGAGAACATATCCTTGTTTCTACCAAGATAGATTTCTTTTCAAGCCAGAATCTAATAGCCTCTGGTGCCTCTTTATAGGGCCATTGCTGCCCTTGTTCATATCCAGCAAGTGAAATATTTATTTTTATAAATCGTTGTTTCATTATCATTACTCCTGATATTTAGGGTAGTAAGGTTGTTATAACCATAGTGAAAGTTAAAGTATCCCTTTCACTATGATTATGTAAACATTTAGAATACCTCTAAAGTTGCGAATCCGCCTGGCCCCCATACGATGGGGCCGCATCTCGAAAATGTGCCTGCTGTAATACCCCAATTAGGTTTCTTTACAAACTCCTGAGAATAAACATGAACACCAGGGGAAAGTGTATCTTCAGGACTCGTCTGACATGGCAAAGACGCAAATCTCTGCAAGTCTGTACGAGTTGTTTTAAATATCAGCTTATCATCATTCACAAATCTTTTGCTATAAACGATGAAATCACCAGTCTGCATTGAAACATCTGAAAGATCAGACGCAGCAAAGGTAAGTGTGTTAGTAGTCTTGTTTGTGATAGTAACAAGCCTCTGTATGCCATTGGCGGTATGGAACATAACTTTCAAGCTAACTGTTCCGTCAGCCCCAGGTAGCGGAGAATCATTATCCACGACAACGGTAGTAGAACTATTTTTAACTGTCGGAGTTTTAATAACCATACGCTCTGCATAAGTCCTGTCATCTACGACAAACTTAACATTACCACTTACAACCTTATTAAGAGTTGTTGCTGCTGCTTCGGTAGCCAACATAGTTCTTGACAGCTCAGGATTTTTCTCAATCCATGAGGTTGTTTCATCGGCATCTATCAATCTTTGTGCTGCCAATGTTGACATCCATATTTCAGTTACCTGTACACCCAATGTTTGGGCTAAATATAGAATCATTTGGTTAATATCTTTAATTGGTGTTGCAGATGCGGCTGTAGCCCATGTGCCACCAGTTGTCCATCCGCCATAAGAAACAGTACCAGCGGAGACAGCAGATAAACGATAATGAGGCTCAAGGATATAATCCGTTGAGCTTGGGCCAGGATAGTAATAGTCAATTCCATCACCAAAAATATGGAAATTTCCTGCGCCAATTAAAGCACCACAGAAAGCCTCTTTAAATGTTTCAAATCTGTGTTTCTGATGTGCCATAGCATTTCTCATCATGCCCTCACCCCAAAGATTCGGGGTTGTACCATCAGCTTTATAAGGAGCCGTTGGGTTTTTTACTTGCACAAGGTCTTTGCTATCAAATCGAGAATACTCTCCAAAATACCCTGCGGAGAAACTTTTGTAAAAGCCACCAGGAATACCAACTGGCATCGGGTCTGCCCCAAGAGTTGTTGGAGGGGTCATGCCCCAGAAGTTATGCTGAAAATATGCAATCGCTTCGTCAGTAGTATATGCTTCGTCAGGGAAAAATGCCTGTTGCGCTTTATTTATATCAGGATACATAGGCGCAATAACGTCATAAATACCCTTGATTACGTTAGGACTAAAAATCCTATTTGCAATGTAGTGAGAACTTCCTTCCATTTTACTTCACCTCCTTTAAATTAACCTCTATAAATACTCTCAAAATTAAAACGAGTGTAATTTGTAAATTCCCCGCATATTGTTAACGCAGGGCTTGAATCAACAGTGTTGAGATACCTTTTACCGTTGACATAATTAGAATCTACCCTTCCATCGTAAGAATATACGGCAGATTCAACCAGATAACCACCTTCTCCTACGGTACCAGTAGTGGAATCCAAGAAATTAAATTCCTGCTCCATTATAACAATTGTGTCAGATTCCTGGTACGCTTCGATAGCATCCGCAGCAGTAGTATTCGGAGCAACTAATACCAGTATATCGCCAGTACCAAGAACACCTTCTGCCGGAGTATCAGCGGGAGTATCAGTTAAGGTTACTTTGACATACCCAGTTCCGTTAGTTCCGCTGTCTTTTGCTCCAACAGATGCAATTGTAAGACTGTTTGTGCCAAGTATCATTGTTGATAAATCACCGCCACTCAATCCATTAAAATACAAATCGTTTGATGCAAATGCTGATACATCCAGAATTGCTACTTCATCGCCAGCTCTAAAATAATCAGCCCAAATATTATCAATATCAAGAACTAATTTAGAACCACTCTGATCTCTAATAGGAATTTCTGGTATATAAGGCATATACTTCCAAGGGTTAGAAGTCTTATCGCTTGGCGCCCACAGACTAAATGCCGGAATCTTGCCACGGTTATATTTGTTGTCAACTGTAATAGAAATACGATTAACTTTCCCGTTGTCCATAAAAGGATTTATTACTGCGCTTTCGCCGCCCAATCGGACGGCACCTCTTGATGTCATACCCATTTAAAATCACCTCCTAAATATTTTTTTCTATCTGATTGGAATTACATTCCCTTTGCCAATTGATTGACCAACGGCGTAATCCTCCTGTTCGATTGTTTGTTTGTCTTTCTTTGCATCTGCATGAAGTTCG